TACCATCCCGACTTTCAATCAATGAAAGATTGTTCAAAAGGGGGTAAGGTTTCAACGAATAAAAACTCTGTCTGGTGGTTTAACGGTACTGACTATAAGTTTTGTGTTGACCAACCAGAAGGATATATAAGAAGTACTGCACCCAATAACTGTGGTGCTAAAACTAAAGGGACATTCTGGTGGAACAATGGAGTCAGTCACAAAAGATCTTCAGAGTCGCCAGGCGAAGGTTGGTCTCTTGGACGTATTAAAGGAACTATTTAATGGCTGACGACACGAACGGTAGCGTACTAAAGTTATTTGGATTTGAAATCAAGCGTGCTGGTAAATCTGAAACGGGCACACAGAAACTTGCATCTCCAGTAATACCCACAGATCCAGACGGTGCTGGTTACACAACCAGTGGCGCAGGGTACTATGGTCAGTATATTAATCTAGGAGATGATCAGGCGAAAGATAACTCGCAGTTGATCATGCGTTATCGTGGGGTTGCACAACACCCCGAAGTAGATATGGCGATCGAAGAGATTGTCAATGAATCAGTTGTTGCATCCGAAACAAAATCATCGGTCGAACTCTCTGTAGATGACATTGAAGCTCCCGATAAGATCAAAGATGTAATACGACAAGAATTTGAACAGATCGTTTCCATGTTGAAGTTTAATGACATTGGTCACGATATTTTCCGTTCATGGTACGTTGATGGACGATGTGTTCATCACCTACTCGTAAACGAATCAAACATCAAGGCGGGTATTCAAGAGATCCGTCACATTGACTCTGCACGTATTCGCAAAGTCAAAGAAGTCAAGTACAAGAAAGATCCCAAGACCAACGTTAAAGTTGTAGACAAGATAGATGAATACTATGTCTACGATGAGAAACCAGGCCAGTCTAATAGTTCTGTAAGAATATCGACTGACGCAATCTCTTATGTTACGTCTGGTGTACTGGACGAATCTAAGAAGAAAGTATTATCACATATACACAAGGCACTGAAACCCATCAACCAGTTGCGTATGATGGAAGACTCCCTTGTGATCTATCGTCTTGCTCGTGCCCCAGAACGACGTATCTTCTATATTGACATTGGTAACTTGCCTCGTGGTAAGGCAGATCAGTATATGAAAGACATACAGTCCAAGTATCGTAACAAGATTGTATACGATGCGAATACTGGTACACTCAAAGATGATCGCAAACATATGTCTATGCTTGAAGACTTCTGGTTACCCCGTCGTGAAGGTGGCCGAGGTACAGAGATTTCAACACTGCCAGGCGGCGATAACCTTGGACAGATCGACGATATAATTTATTTTCAAAAGAGATTGTATCGTTCACTCAATGTTCCAGTGAATCGTCTTGAACAGGAGGCGCAGTTCTCGCTCGGTCGTTCTACTGAAATTTCACGAGACGAAGTGAAGTTCCAGAAGTTTGTAGACCGACTGCGCCGCCGTTTCTCCATGATGTTCTTGGGTATTCTGCGTAAGCAACTTGTTCTCAAGGGTATCATCACCGAACAAGATTGGGATGAGTGGAAAGATAGTATCTACGTTGACTATCAGAAAGACAACCACTTTACTGAACTCAAAGAGATGGAGATCTATCGAGAACGTGCAGGTCTTCTTAATGAGATGGCCGGATTCGTTGGAGAGTACATCTCTAAAGAATGGGCGATGCGTAACATCATGCGTTTCTCTGACGATGATATCGAAGAGATACAAAAAGAAATTGATGGAGAGATCTCATCCGGTGAGGTAGAAGATCCTAAAGAGGAAGAACCACCCCAAGAGAAAAATCCTACTCCAGAACCAGAAAAGAAACCTGAGCCTGAAGAAGAACCTAAACAAGAACGTTATATACCCTCTAATAATGATGAATTAACTGAAGAATTGACAAGGTACATGGCGAAGTTAAATGAGCAAGATTGATACAGTCTCTACTGCGTTTAGTGTAGTACATACGCAAAAAGAGATACAAAAACTAGAAGAGAAGTTAATGTATCTTCTCGAAGAAGTTCGCGTCGTCACTGGACCGGAAGGCCCTCGTGGTCCCCAAGGGGCTCGTGGTGAACGTGGTGATCAGGGCCCTAAAGGTGATAAGGGAGTAAAGGGTGACAAAGGCGAAGTGGGGCTTAGTGGACCCCAAGGTGATAAAGGCGATGCGGGAGATCGAGGAGAAATTGGCCCGCAGGGCGAAAGAGGAGAACAAGGACTTCAAGGGGTTCGCGGAGAGATTGGTCTCCCAGGCCCAGAGGGCAAACAAGGCCCCCAAGGATTAAAAGGAGATCGCGGAGATGCCGGCGAGAAGGGTGATACAGGCCAAGTTGGCCCGAAAGGCGAGACAGGAAGGGCAGGCGAGAAGGGAGAAAGAGGCGAACGAGGCGATACCGGTCCCCAAGGCGAAAAGGGTGACAAAGGTGAACGCGGAGAAGTCGGAACCCAAGGCCCCAAGGGCGAAAAAGGCGACAGGGGTGAAAAGGGTGACAAAGGCGAAGACGCGCCAGACTACGAACCCAGATTCGAAGAACTCTTAAAAGAGTTTAATAACAAAGTATCAGAACAACAGTCAACAGTCAATAAGAATGTTGATCGACAGTTAAACAATTTACAGAAATCATTACAGTCACTTGGTGGTGGTGGTTCATACAAATTAGTTGATAATGCGGATGTTGATAAGGCCGCATTGAAAGGAGTCGTAGACAATGCGATTCTTATTTACGATCCAGCAACGGGTAAGTTCATTGCGGATTCTTTCATAAACGTTTTGGATAGGTTGAAAGCAGAATTGGAAGTTCAATATAACAGACTTATTGATGTCGTAGGTTCATACACATATGTGGGTGAAGCCTTGCCCGGTACTGCAACAACTGAAGCCAAATGGCGCATCAAACGAATTGAAGAAATTGGCGAAGACTTTAATATACTATGGGCAGATGGCGATGCAAATTTCAATAATATTTGGGATGACCGAACCAGTTTCACTTACTCTTAATTATAAATAATCCATAGTATAACAACCACTCTCTTGCAAGGAGCATAATAACAATGGCACTCATTACCGATCCAGATAATCTATTGGATGCGGCTACCGATTCAGAACAGAATATCTTTATCGATACCGCACTTCGAACGATTAAAATTCGGAACAATGCGGCGGCCCCAGCTGGTCCCGAATTGTCCAATGACGGTGTCACTCTTCAGGCACTCTATTCTTTCTTGAAAGAAGAGTGGAAGAATGACCCCAAGTCGAAAGACTTAATTTCATACCCATTCCCCCTAGTCGCGATTACACCAGAACAGTTCGAATGGCGTTTTGGTTGGTCTCCCGCTGATGATTCATCACGTTCGTTAATTCGTACTGGTGGATGGCGAGAGTTCGGAATCGATAACTCAACACTCCGTCGTGAGTATGTTGGTGTAATTTCTCTGGGTAACATTCAAGGTACACCTCGTGAAGAAGAAGCGGGTGTGGTACAACACAAAGCATATCACGCATTCTTTGATTCGGCAGATGGTACTTCAACTGCGGGTCCATTTAACTTCGATTACTCTGGTGAAGTGAACCAAGCGATTCAAACTTATGACTCTACTGCGTTTGACCGTCGTGGTGATATCCTACGTCTGTTCATTCGTTCGACGCCTTATGAAGCACCTCAGGCCTCAACTGCATGGACATTTGACCAGACCGACACAGTCGACATTGGTTTGGCGGCAGGTACAACTCTACCATTTAACACTCAGCGATTCCCACTTGTAGAAGGTGAAGACCTTAACATTAAGGATCGTGACGGTGCGAACTTAACAGACGCTATCATCG